TTTGATGGCGCTAGCCAATCTAAAGATTTCTTGAGCAATGGGTTTAAGATTAGGACTGATGAAGCTGGATTTAATGCAAGTGGTGGCGTTTATCTGTATCTAGCATTCGCAGAATCACCATTCAAATACTCAAACGCGAGGTAAATTATGTGGTATTCAGAAACATATGGTGTAATTAAGACGCCTCGGGAACTCACAATCAGCGGCATAACATACCCTCGCCAGATATTCCGCCAGTGGGACAAGCCTAAACTCGCTGAACTCGGGATCAGACCTGCGCGTGTAGTGACCCCCGACACCAGATATTATAATACAGGTGGCGAGAACTACGAGTTGATTGACAACGAATGGGTAATAAGCTACGCATACACAGAGAAGGATGTCGAGGATTTGAAGAAGAATGTTATCTCCGCAATCAATTCCCGTACAGGAGCATTGCTTTCACCTTCAGACTGGAGGGTGGTCAGGGAGGTAGACGGAGGGACTCCCTTGACAGATGAATGGAAGACTTACAGAAACGAAGTTCGGGCACATGGAAATAGCCTAGAGTCCGGGGTTCAGGCATTCGCATCTGTCCAGGCGGTTAAAAACTTTCAGAACCATAATATTGTTGAGGTGAGATATGAGAGCACCTATGATGAAGATGGTAATGAGACCATTGGTCCTGAGACGAGAGATATCAACAGGACAGTAGATAAGACAACCTGGGGATGGCCTGAAGCACCTGATGCGGAGGTTGATCCTTATCATGTGGAGTACAAGTAATGGGTAAAGAAAGTGCAACATACGTAGATGGTTTAGTATCGACAAACCCTCTTGGGTCTGACAGTATATCTGTTGGAGATGACCACATAAGGATGATAAAGTCTGTATTAAAGAACTCATTTCCGAATGTTACTACGGCTACAACTCCATTAGTTGGTGTTGGTCATACCATACAAAGCGCCTCAGCCTCCATGAGAAGCGAATCATATATTGACACTGGGTTTTCTATAACCTATAACAAGTCATCGACTACCAGCACGTTATATGTTCAGTTATGCTGTAGTCAGCACTCCTTCAGTAGTTGGGGTGATCTAGGGTGCGCGAATTTCTTGTCGTATATAAGACTGGCTAATTCATCTGGAGCCTTAATAGGGGGAACTACTGATAACATTCAAATATCAGATATGAGGGATTTGGTTCCTTCTGGATGCGCAACAGTGGAGGTTGGAAATGGGTTTTCCTATGTATGGAAAGTTATTGCAGCTAATTGCCCTGATGGAACTAGCGGGAATAATACCTTTGATATTTGGGCAAAGATAAATGATGCAGATGATGGTGGGCTTACGTTAAGTCATGGAAATATTACGGTTTGGGAGGTGGAGCAATGAACAATGTATTTCTGGGTAATATCTTAACTACTCTTGCCCCCGGTAACAATGGATTCGCTATTTATGGTAGCATCATAACTGAGTCTGATTATGATGGTGGAGTTGTGTTTAACACCCCATCGGAGAAACCTTCTTGGGCTGACGTTCAGGGTGGTCAAGATGATGAACAGTGGGTTTCTGTTAGGGCCTCAAGGAATCAGAGGCTTGCTGTTTCGGATTGGACGGTATTGCCGGATGTCCCAATACCTCCAGGGAAGGAGGATGAGTGGGTAGATTACCGTCAAGAGTTGAGAGACATAACAGATCAGCCTGACCCGTTCAATATTAATTGGCCGACACCCCCAGAATAATGCCTCTAGTACCTATAGAGTCTCTTGGGGATGTTGGAATCATTCAAGATACACCTCCGTATAGCTTGCCCCCTAACGCTTGGTCTGGCGGCAATAATGTCAGAGTTCTTGACGGTGGGGTAAAGAAAATAAGAGGATACGGGGAATCTCTAAAAACCCTATCCTTTGCCCCCTTATACATAATGCCATACGAGACTGCTGCGGGGGTCTACTATTGGCTTGCCTTCGGTGTTGCTGATATTGCCGTGTGGGATGGTTCCACCTGGACAGATATAACCAGACAAACAACCGACAATCTGGATGGGTCTATAACTGATGTAGCTACAACCATTACCCTTGATGATGCCAGCGGCTTCCCTGCCAGCGGAACGATTGCTATAGGGTCAAATCAATATTACGGCACAAACGCATATGAGGAGATTACCTATTCAGGGAAGTCATCTAATGATCTTACTGGCTGCACAAGAGGTAGCGACAAGGTAGCTCACGATGACGGTGCCGTTGTTACTCCGATTAGCACAACAGCTACTACCGATAGCGATTACGCCGCTAACGGAAACTCCAGGCGATGGTCCGTAACGAATCTAAATGGACTTGTGGTAGCTACTAACGGGTTTGACGCGCCGCAAATGTGGCCGCTAAACTCGTCCAGTATCCCTCTAAAAACCGTACCTTTCAGGGAGTTGCAGAACTGGCCCGCAGCAACCGCTATAACCGCCGGAGGCTCAAATAATAAATGTAAGGTTATAAGGTCATTTAGAACATTCCTTATTGGATTAAACTGGGAGAACGCGCAAGCCCGTTCTGTGAAAGAGCCCAGGCTGGTAAAGTGGTCAACAGAGGCCAGCTATGGTTCTTCCCCCTCAACATGGGATTCTTCTGATAACACCCTAGATGCCGGTGAGTATGAATTGGCAGACACTCCTGGGGATATAGTCGATGGTCTTCCGCTTGGTGATTCTTTCATAATATACAAGAACGATAGCATTTACGTTATGAACTATGTTGGTACTCCCTACATATTCTCGTTTAAGTTGCTATCACCTACTGTGGGAGCCCTATGCGCTAATTCTGTTGTAGATTTTGAGCTAGGTCACTTCTTCATGGGTAACTCTAACTTCTATCTATGCAATGGACAGACTGTAAAACCCCTATTAAACGGCAGATTAAGAAGGGCTGTGTTTGATGAGATTGTGGCTGGTGACATAAGTGACCCCAGTTGGCAGAAGTCCTTTGCTGTTGCTGACCATGTGCATAAGGAAATACTTGCCTGCTACGCATCAGAGGATTCTACCGTCGTTAATAAAGCAGTTATCTGGAACTGGGAGAGGGATGCTTTTACGTTCAGGGATTTGCCAACCCTTTCACACGCAACTGTAGGGATACTAGAGGCTGATCCGGGTGGCAAGTTATGGGGTGCCCAAGCGGTGTTAAACGAATCATCCATGACCTCGTCCACCCCTGCCGATGGTGGAAATTTAACCGTAGTCAGCACTACAGCGACTCCAGCGTTTACATCAACAGGCACATTAATTCTGGATGATGAGCAGATAACATACACCGGAACAACTTCTACCACCTTTACCGGAATAACAAGAGGCGCTAACTCTACAACTCCAGCAGCTCACTCAGACGCAATCATGGTCAATCAGGTTGGTTCCACATGGGATTCTGATTCAGAGGCATGGGGTTCTTCGGCATATGACTCTCATTTGGAGAATGTTGTTTTTGCCGATGTGACTAATACGAAAATCTATCGTGACAACTCAGGCAATCAGGAGGCTGGCGTAGACATGTCATCCTATATAGAGAGGACAGGGTATGACTTGGGTGATCCATCTACTGTTAAATTCGTATCAGCCGTTTACCCTCAAATGGAAGTATCTGGTGATAGCACAGTGAATGTGTATGTGGGTAGCCAAATGTCTACAGAAGAGGGGGTTACTTGGGATGGACCAACCCTGTTTAACCCTAACACTCAGTCAAAGGTTTCCTGTAGAGTATCCGGAAAGTATTTTGGCGTGAAGGTTGAATCAACTACGGACATAGATTGGAAGTTGCACGGGTTAGCCTTTGACGTAACACAGAGAGGAAATCGCGGCAGCAGGATGCAGGCATAATGGCAGTAGATAAATACTCTGTAAAGCAGATAAAGAGTGTAAAGAGGTGGTCACCTAATCCTGCTCCAGTAGAACCGGAGCAATTACCGGATTATTTATTTAGCGAGTTGAACAGGCTCAGTGACCTGATATTTAATGTAGATATGCTACAGTTGTCGAGGACGTATGTAGAGCCAGGTAGTGAGCCTAGAAAAACAAAACCTAGAGACGGGGATATAAGATACGCAGATGGTACTGAATGGGACCCAGGAGGAACTGGTGAAGGAATATACGCTTACTTTAATGACACATGGAATAAGTTATGATAAAGATAGTTGTTTCTTTAATGTTGGTATCGTTCTTACTGGGTGGTTGCTCATTCTCCAGCAGGTTAGGAGATGGTAGTTTCCACATGATAATCAAAATGGATGAGGTGGAAAATAATGAGTAAATATGCTTTGATTCTGTTAGGTTTACTGTTTATCACTGGCTGCGTAGAAGTCGGTGGATCAAGTAGTGATGTATGTACTGGAACAGAATGCGGGGATGGTCATAATGACAATTCGGACAGCTCTACTACTGACGTTACTTCTGATTAGTTATATCGGAATGGGGCATATCTATTTGTTTTACCTATGATCAGGGCTCATCTATTACAACCGAGTGATGTAGCCTATGTATGGGAGAGTGTAGCCCCATTAATATCTAGGGTTACTAGACATACAGAGGGGGAGTTAGAGCCTGATGACTTTATAGAGCCTTTAACACACGGTGAGATGCAACTCTGGGTAGTCGAGGATGGAGGGGTATCCTTACATAAGGACCTAGCCTCTGCAAACATAATTGCAAGCTTGATTACCCAAATAGTATCTTACCCGCAGAAAAAGGTTTTAAGACTCATCTCCCTAGCTGGGGATAACTTTGAGGATTTCAAGGATTTCATAAGCATGGTGGAAGCATTTGCCGTGCGCTGTGAATGTTCTGCTCTGGAGATGTGGGGCAGAAAGGGATGGAAAAAGCTATTACCAGATTGGAAAGATAGCTACATCGTTTACACTAAAGACATAAAAGAGAGGATGCAATAATGGCAGCTGGATCAAATCAATGGAAGCCCGGCCAACCGGGACAGCCTTCTGGCCCAACAGGTGGTGCAGCTGGCACGTTTGGTGGACCCCCTGGAATGGGTCAACCAGGATATGTTCAAAACCCGGGAATGCCGCAGCAAGGCCCCTGGGGCCAAGGTGGACGTATTGGACAACCTAGCTTTGGTGGGCCTCAGCAGGGTGGCTGGCCGTCTGGACAACCGGGCCAGGGGTCTGGAGCCCCACCGGGATTTACTCATGGTGGCGGACTCTCAACTTCTGCCATGGTTGATTACGTCAATCCAACTACTGGTCAAAAATGGACCGCAAGCCACGGCGGGTGGCAGGCCCCCCCAGGTTGGGAGAAGGCTAACGGTGGCGGAATGCAACGGCCAGGGTTTCCCAGCCCACCGCCAACAATAGCGCCTCAGCCACCAGGAGGGATGCTCCGTCCAGCGTTTGTGACGGGTGGCCCTGATGACCCAGCGCAGGGTGGCACAGGCTATATGGGTGGTGGCGGGATGCGTCGTCCTGAACCTTACCCTGGAGGGGGTGCAGTCGGTGAAGTCGGTGGCATTTCGCAGCCTGACCCATTTGCTGGTGTATCTGGTGGCCGCATGGCAAAGGCTAGAGAGTTTGCTGCCAGTGGTAAGATGGGCCGGGCAAAAAAGCAGGTTGAAAAAGGCGGTGGCAAGTGGTCTAAATCGATGCACCGAGCCTTACGAGGCAAGAAGTAATGTATTTCGGTGGGGAAGGCGAAATTGATGCCAATCAAGATGTAATAGGTGGTCAAGATACGGCTGATCCTGATTATGGTGATTATGGGCCACCATTCGAATGGGGTGATTGGGATTCTATGCTGGCGAATGCTGAGTGGCACGCGGCAAGGCAGCAAGATAATTTTGACCCCGCTAACCCTGGTACGTCAGCAGAAAATATAGGCACCCAAGGTGATGACCCCGGTAATGGTAATGGGAATGGTTCTGAACCTATAGTACCTATAGACCTAACCCCTGATCCTAGAGATATAGACTGGTTTCACCCCTTGGCTCAACAAGAGTACGAAGCTCCCGGGGTTCGTAATTTTAGCAAGTTTATGCCTCGCGGGGTACAGCAAAACAGGGGTTTGTTCAGAGGCCCCAACCTCTCCAAAGGTAAGGGTGCTTTGTACCAGCCTTGGACCAGAGAGGGTGGTAGTAGATATGTCCCTAAAAGTATATGGAATTATGACCCTGTTGAATTAACAGACTGGTCAGGAGGGTTGTTATAATGAGTGGCGGATCAACGACTACAACAACAAATGAGCCTTGGGCCGAGCAGAAGCCATTTCTTCTAGGCGGTTTCGATGAGGCTAAAAGGCTATATGAAAAGGGAATGCCGGGTTACTATCCGGGGGCTACGGTAGCAGGGTTTGACCCAGCGCAGCAGGCTGCACATCAGGCTACGCTTGGCTATGCTATGGGCCCAAGGGCAGCTGCCCAGCAGGCTGGGGCAGAGAACCAACTCCTTGGCACCTATGGCCTGTCCCGCAATCTAGCGGGTATGGGGGCTAGAGCAGGGAGGTATGGTCAATCTTTGGCTAGACCTCTGAGCCAGAGCCAGTTCTCCAGGTTAACCCCTTTTAAGCAAAAGCAGTATAGAGACCTAATGGCCGGTAATGTTAACCTCGGTCCTAGAAGCCCATTCAAAAGCACCGCAGATGCTCTTACACAGAGTGTTATGGGTAATCTGAAAGGTAACATACTCCCCGGTTTAAGGCAGCAACAGATGCAGTATCAGCCCGGTGGAAGCTCAAGAGGTCAACTAGAACAGAACAAGGCTATATCTTCCGCCGTTGCATCGGGGCTTACTAAACCTATGGCTCAGATGTACAGTGACGCATACCAGCAGGCTCAAGGAATGAGGTTACCAGCCGCGCAGATGGGCCTTGGTGCCCAGCAGCACGGTATGGGGTATGGTTTACAGGGGCTAGGCGCTGCTCAAGGCGCGGGACAGTTAGGGCTAGGCGCAACAGCTCAATACCCGGGTATGATGAATGCCCCGTTCTCCCTGTATGACAGGATGGCCGGAGTCGGTAGGGATAGGCAGGCATTAAACCAAAGGCAGATCAACGCAGATATGCAGAGGTATAACTATGAGGCTAATGCTCCACGCAACGCACTCAACCAGTTTATGAATACTATCTCTGGTAACTACGGAGGGACTCAGACGAGTACCGGCGGCGGTGGTGGTGATATTATGAGCTTAATAGGAACACTGGGTTCAGCCGCCATCATGGCATCTGATGTGAGGGTTAAGGAAAACATAAAACCTTCTGGAACCATAAGGGGCCATAATGCTTACACCTTTAACTACTTGGGTGATAGTAATAGACGAAGAGGGGTAATAGCGCAGGAAGTCGAGAGGACCAACCCTTCCGCTGTTGCTGAGTTTGGGGGAATTAAACACGTTAACTACGGTCTACTATAATGGATTGGGAAGATTGGAAAAAGAAACTGAGGGCAGCCAAGTCTGGTATCCTTATTGACGAGGAAGAGTTCGAGGATTCTCAGGATGGTATCTTTGGTAACCCTATCTGGGAATATAGTAAGGATGAGGTCAATATACCCAATCTTGGTCCGGATAGGATCATGCGGATAAAAGCCTTACAGGATGCAAGAGAGGTCCATGATCCAATGAGTGATGAGTACGAACCCACCATGTTCTCAGAAGATGTTATGAAAGCGTCAGAGGATATGAACCCCTATTCACAGGGAGCAACCTTCGACACCTTTTCTAAATCACTCGATAAGAACTTCCTCGCTGCGGCTTTGAAGACGGCAACTAGCCGTCCCTCTATTAAACCACTACGGGGTTCTCCAGGTGCTGGGAGAAGGCCAGGTTCTTTCGGTGTTCCAACTCCAGAAGATATGTACGGTGTTCAAATACAGGATTTCTACAGTCCTGACATGGACCCGTTTAGGAAGAAAAAGAGGAGGAGCTACTGATGCCAGGATTCGTAGGAACACCACCGTTTATGAAGAAGAAGCGCACCTTCGCGGAGATTCTAGCTGCTTTGGAATCAGGCGGGGAGGAGTACGGGGGCTTCCCTTGGCCCGGTCAGTCAACCTTAATTGAAGAACCGGAAGAAGAGAGGGAGAAGAAAACAAGGACAGTCATCAAGGAGTCTGATGACCCGGATGTAGCAACAACCTATACGACTACAATAGAAGACGATGATAAGGCGTATGAGACCGCACTGAAGAATCACCAGCTTTCCCAGAAGGCGGAGATGAGGGATATTCAACAGGGCTTGCTCGATGACTTTTCCGGCAGAGATGCGGAGCATGACGAGAGGGGAATGCAGGACTGGTATGCCCAGATGGCACAGCAGGCCGCTAGAGAAGAGCAAGGAACTGCCGCGCCTTCTCAGGAAGAGGCAGAGAATGCGCTGGCGCAGTACGCTGATTTCCAGAGGCAGGAACTAATTCCAGAAGAGCAGGCCACAGGCTCCCTTCTCGCTGATGCAGAGGCCCCGCCTCAAGCGGACCCTTGGCGTTTCCCCACCGGCTCAGAACAATTAGAGATGGCATCTAATAAACCTTTGTACATTACAGATGAAGGTGACCCGGTATACATGGAAGATTTAATTTCCTTGGGAGTCGCCGGACG